ACCATTCTTCAAAGACATTATCAGGGAATCTCTCTTGTGTGGCAATGCTCCAGTGCTACGGCTTAGGTGGAACGCACTGTAGAAGCGATAGTGGTAGGTGGAGTGCTGCTGATATTATTCCTCCGATATCTTCAGCACATCAACTTGAGAGATTCCACTAATAGTGTTTTATAACATTCCCTCCAACGCACATCCTCCTGTGCATTCAATATAACAAGCATACTTGCGTATGTAGATTCCTCCTACAAGCCTGTTTCGGATGTTCACCAGAGAATGTCCAGCAGGCTTTCTTTTTTAAGGATTAACGAATAATGAGTAAACAAAAGAATCATATTTATCCAGAAGAACTCCCTGATAACATCACCATGCAAGAGATGGATGTAGGCAAGCAGATGGGTCTTAGTAAAGACGTTATCAGCAAGTTTATCTTCTGGCAAGGTGAGCAATGGTGGCAAGCACGAATGCCGCCTACAGACAAGTATCCAGAATATCCTGACGGACGTATCTATTTCACAAAGAATGCACGAGATCCCAAGGTGCTGAATTTTGCCGTGGATCAGGTGAATGGTAAGGCGCGTGGTAATCTGAAATGGACGGATGGTGAGGGAGGCAATCCTCAGGGGAGGCCAGCCGGGGCAAAGACGCGAATTAGTATTAAAAACGTCTGCGACAGTATGAATACAAATCCTGTCGAACTCTTGGTGGCAGCCGTATCAGGCGATATCGGTATGTTGCGGAAGTTTGGTGTGAAGAATCCTAGAGATGTGACGCTGGCTCAGAAATTGAGTATAGCTCGTTATCTGACTGATAAACTGGTGCCGAATTTGAAGCCAGTTGAGATTGGTAATGATGGTGACTGGGAACCTAACAATATTGAGGGCGCGGATACCAACGACAATACACCTCAGATTCAGGTTTATATTCCTAGTGCTGGTAAGCCATTATCTATCAAAGCGTCTAAAGAGGACATTGAGGAGATTGAGGCTACTGGTATTGACAGTTACCTAGAGAAACATCAAGTTGAGGAAGAATCTACAGACCTTGTTTGGTCGCTAGATAACCGGGAGTAGTAGATGAGTGAGTTAGAATTAAAAGGTATTACTCATAGTAAAGCAAGGCAGAGGATCGTTGACGAAATCAATTCTATTGATGTTTCTGATTTTGATCCTAGTCCTTGGACTGATGAGAATGTCATAAGACCATTACCGGGCGCACAAGAGGCGTTCTTAACTACAACAGCACAAGTTGCTCTATATGGAGGTGAATTTTGCGCCTCCCTTTCTCAGCGATGAGAATGTAGAAAACCCATCTAATTCAGGGGAACTCTCATTGAGACAATCCTGAGCGAAGCCTTCTCAAAGAAGGAACGTGCAACGATCAGTCGAAAGACGTAGGCTCAAGCGAGTCGAAACGGTGGGCATCTCAAGTAGATGAAGATATGATCTGGGCTACATAGCGATATGTAGGAGTTCATAAGAGAACCGGCAGAGTAGTAGCGCACTCTGTTGAACACATATAGGCAGCTGGTTCTGGTAAGTCGGAAGGGTTAGTCCTTGATCAACTCTCAAGGATACATGACCCGAACTTTGAGTCAGTAACATTCCGAAGAAATACCAAGTCACTAAAAGGTGCTGGTGGTATATTCAACAAAGCTGGCAAGGTTTATAAGAAACTGGGTGCGATTCAAAAGATTAACGAACTAATGTATGTGTGGCCTTCTGGTGCAACATCACGTTATCGCCACCTAGAACACAATGAACGGACAGCGGAAGATGACCATCAGGGTCTTGAATACTCAGCCATAGACAGATGTGGCACTAAGCAGTGATGTTTAGTTAAAAACCCTGTGAAATACTGGAAAGCTAAGGCGTAAGCTATGCCAATCGGTAGGGATGTTCTTAACAGAATGGCCCCTAGAGACTATCCCGAAAGGGAGTACGCACCAAGTGGTGTGGAAGCGCAGGGCAACTCAAGTAGTTGATGAGATAGTCCGATCTTGCACGAAAGTGTAAGCTGCAAGTAATGTTGCGGGATAGACCTAACGAGTCTATTTGAACCATTGATATTTTGACGAACTTGGTCGCTTCAACAGAGAGGCATTCTTTTACATGCTCTCTCGTATGCGTTCAAATGCAGAAGAACAATCAGTCTGTAGAGCAACATGTAACCCGGAGCCAAAGGAAGCTGAGGGTGGTTGGTTACACGAGTTCTTGAAAGGGTTTTACCTAGATGATTACGGATATCCTATTCCTGAAAACTCCGGCAAAATTCGCTGGTTTATATCTGATGAAGACGGTCATCTGGCTTGGGGCGATTCAAGGGAAGAATTACAAGCGAAATATGGCCTAGATTGTGATCCAATGAGTTTTACATTCATCGCAGCGAACATCAAAGACAATCCCGTCTTGTGTAAAAATCAGCCCTCATACCTAACTGCACTGAAGAACCTCGGACGTGTTGAAAGGGAGAGACTTTTGTACGGCTGCTGGGATGTATCCCCACAAGGTTCTGGTTACTTTAAACGTGAATGGGTTGACTTTGTAGAGCACAAGGATGTACCAAAAATGAAAAAGGTAATCCGTGCATATGACTTGGCTGCTTCTATCAAGTCAGAAATTAATAGTGACCCTGACTCAACGGCTTGTGTAAAGATAGGTATTGGCGAAGATGGTTATATCTACGTACTAAATGCAAAAGAGATTCTTGCAAGACCTGCTGGCGTGGCAAAGTTGATCCAAGATACTGCCGAATATGATGGCAGGAACGTACCAATAAGCATCCCGCAGGACGCTGCCGCAGGTGGTTTGATCCAGTTTGAACATTATGCCAAACCTTTAATCTTGGCTGGCTATAAGGTAAAGCGTTCCAAGACAAGGAAGGGCAAGCTTGAGAGATTCTCTGGTTTCTCCAACGCCGCTGAGAATGGTATGGTATGTATAGTGAAGGGTGACTGGAATGATAAGTACATATCGCAGCTTGAGAACTTTGACCCAGAGAGGCGCAGGCAGCACGACGATTTCGTGGATTGCACATCTGATGGCTACAACTGGCTAATCTCCGGCAAAAAACTCCCCGAAAAATTCAAAATCCCATCCCTAACCAAAATGAACGAGTTTGCAAGCAGAATGTTCTAGCCAAAACAATCCCGTCAAAAACTTGACACTTAAAACTAAATAGTGTCAAACTATTGACACGTACATATCATATCTCTACTATGTAATCAATCGAACGGGGCGGCTTATTCGCCCCAACTTATTTCGGAGGAAACAATGGCAGATAAACGAGCCACAATTCCTCGTGAAATTGGACGAACCGGACTACGTTACACAACAAAGAATATTGTCGATGATGAATTAGCACCAGAACTACGCTGGCCTCATTCTCTAACAACATTCGACAAGATGAAATCTGATCCGCTGGTTTCCGGCTCCCTTATGATGATCAAGCAATACATTCGTAAGGTGGAATGGGATATTCAGCCAGTAGGTGGTGTCAACGCTTCTGATGAAGATAAAGCTACAGCCGAGATTATCCGTGACGCACTATTCATGAGAATGGCACGGTCATGGGATCAGGTTGTTGCTGATATATTATCTTTCATCGAGTACGGTTTCTCTTTTCACGAACCAACGTACAAAGTGTATAAAGGGAATTTCATCTGGAAAGATTTTCCTTCCCGATCACAGAAAACAATCTCTGGCTTTAAGTTTGATGAGCGAGGCAATCTTGATCAGATCAAACAGTGTCCAGCTAATCTAGCAGGATTCACTCCTAAATCTACAACAGAGATTGAGATTCCTTATTCACGACTCTTACATTTCCGCACTGACTCTGAACGAAACAATCCTCTCGGACGTTCTATTCTAAAGAATGCCTACTACGCTTGGGACAAGAAAACCAAGCTAGAGTATTACGAAGCAGTTGGTATTGAGCGTGAAATGAACGGTTTGCCTGTATTCCGTATCCCAATGGAATACTTCATGGCTGATCCTCAAGAAGATCCTGAACGATATAAAGTGTTCCAAGATTTCATTCGTATTGGTACTAACGTGCGTAATAATGAACAGGCTTGCTTGTTCTTGCCAAGTGATACGGACGAGACATCTAACAAAGAGTTGTTCAACTTCGATCTTGTGGCAAGCCGTGGTACACGTTCTATTGATACATCTAAAGTGATTGAGCGTTACGATTATCGTATTGCACAGAGTATGTTGTCAGACTTCATCCTGATGGGGTCATCATCTAGTGGTTCGTTTGCATTGTCAGATAATAAGATTGGCACCTTCATTCAGACATTAGAAGCCTATCTGGAAATCATTGCTGAACAGTTTAACCGTAAGGCTATTCCTACGTTGTACAAAATGAACGGTTGGGATGATAGCAAAACGTGTAGACTGGTTCATAAGCCAATTGGGGCTGCTAGTTTGGCTGATCTTGGTGGATTCTTGCAGAATATTTCCAGTTATATTGTTGCTGACGCCTCACTAGAAAACGCATTGCGTAAACGTGCTGATCTACCAGAGCGTGACGACAGCAGTACATTCTTGGATACCCCTGTCAATGTCCATCAGGCAATATCTCAACGAATTGGTATGACCAAGAACGCTGACAAGGAAGCTGCTACAGCCTCCCCTCAGGAGTTGGCCGAACAAGACGATGCTTTAGTTGAGGGGCTAATCAAAAGTCTTGATGGTAAGTATTCTGGAGACTCTTGATGAATATAGACGAAGATCTTTTAGATGGTGACTTCGTGTATTTATACTGGATACACCTACCAGAGCATGACGATATTACCAAGCAGGGATATGTTGGGTACACGAAAGACTACAATAAACGGATGAAAGACCACACTTACAGTTACAAACATTATACAGAAACTGGGCAAACTCATCACCCCTGTCTTTATCAGGCATTTGATAAGTACGGTATTGAGAATATGGTTTCTGAAGTAGTCTTCTATGGCGATAAAGATTCAACGTATTCGATGGAAGCTCTGTTGAGAGCGGAGCCTTACGTTGGCTGGAACGTTGTCAAAGGAGGCAATGTAGGTAATCGTGGAGTAGCGCTGTCCGAGGAAACAAAACGTAAGATTAGTATAGCCAAGACTGGGCAAAAACAATCGGCGGAGACCATACGTAAGCGGGTGAAATCTAGGGCGGGTTATTGCCACTCTGAGGAAACTAAAGCTAAGATGTCTAAGTCTATCTCTGAAGCTATGCGACTAAAGCACACGCCAGAAGAACGCTCTGAGCGAAGTAGACGTGCTGCACAAACTGCAAAAGCGAACGGGTACGTCCAGACAGCTGAGACACAGCGTAAGAAAAGTGAGGCTATGAAGAAATACGGATTGGCCTCATCTGTCATAGCGAAAGGTCAACAACATTTACAAGATGTTAAGAATGATCTTGGTCAGTACGGTCGAGCCTTCCATCCGAAGCATAAATACTTGTACGAATGTCCCCATGGTATTTTCGGTGAGCTGAATACAGTTGCTGAACTGGAAGGTAAGAACTCACCAGCAGCTGTCAGGCTATTATTCAACTCTGAGGAATCCCCTGAGTTCGTTAAACACAAACGTGGAACTGATGAATACTGGGAATGTTTGAAGAAGCTAAGGGATCTAGTACCTGATGAGGTTCTTGAAAAATATGCCAAGTACGAAGAACGAGTCTGGCAAGGTTACCAAGGGGACGCATAATGATTGATAAAGATAACATGATTAAAGCCCTCTCCGAGTTCATCGAAAAGCATTTTGGTGAGACACAAGCTAAATCAGAGCCAACGATTGAAGTGGCTAAGGCAGTGGATGTAGAGAAGCGGCAAGCATTGTTTGTGGCTCTAATGGCTCACAAGGATGAAACCAGCTTCGATCTACATGGTGATACATACGATGCCGAAGAAGTTGAGAAGGCGTGTCACTCTTATAACACATCTTGCATGAAAACTAATCTGGGCCACGTTGTCATGGTGGATGATAACGTCTGCTCTGTCATCGAAAGCTATATTGCTCCGGTTGATATGCAGATTGGTGATCAGTATGTCACCAAGGGAAGCTGGCTACAAGTGTGGCAGTTTGCTGATGATGACCTTTGGCAAGGTGTTAAAGCGGGTGAATGGTCAGGAATCAGTATTGGCTGCATGGCTGAAGTAGAGGAAATCGAATGAAAGCTAAGAAGCGATTAAAGAATTTCGACTTCTCTGGACAGAACGCGCACATGGCTCTAGTAGACGAGCCAGCCAACGGCATCAAAACACTCATCACTAAAGCTGTTGACATTGATGCGATGACAGATGTCCAGAAGGAATCACTAAAGCAGATCATTAAGTCTGCAAATGGATTTAGCGAGGAAGAAGCTCAGGCTTATATTGAGCAGCTTTCGGCTAAAGATGCTGGCGGGGACAATCCTGTTAGCGATATTGAGAAAGGCAATGTTGCCGACAAAACACTCCCCGATAATCAGGAGAATACAATGAGCGAAATGATTGAAAAGAGTGCTGTTGAGGCTCTTATTCAAAAAGCTCTCGAAGAAAAGCAAGCTGAGATCGAAAAGGCTGTAGCTGAGAAAGAGAGCAAGATTGAAGAGCTGACCAAATCCCTGCAAGCATTTGAGGCCGAAAAAGCTGAAGCCAAGAAAGCTGAATTTGTGGCTAAAGCTGCTGACTTTGAAGTGCTAGGCGTAGAGGATAAAGAATCCTTCGGCGTAGCTCTGATGAAGATGTCTGAACAAGAAGAACTGGCTGGCGTAATGGCTGTGCTGGAAAAGGCTGTTCAGATTGCTAAGGGCGTAGAAGGTCTTGGCGAAATGGGGCACGACATTGAGCCAGAAGAAGAACAGATTAGCGGCGTGATGAAAGCCGTAAAAGCTCGCAAAGAATCTAAGTAATATAATTTAAGAGGAAATAAATATGTCTCTGATCGCTACTCGTAAGCCTCTACTTGGCAATCTGCTTAAGCATGAATATGCAAAAGAGCATGGTTACTGCCGTGAAGTTGTAACTGTCAATATCACAGACGCCACATCCCTGTCCGTAGGTTCTGTACTAGGTAAAGTCACAGCCACTGGTAAGTACACAGTATCTGATAGTGCGGCTGTCGATGGGTCTGAGGTGGCAGCAGCCATCGTTGTAGCCAACACTGATGTTGCAGCAGCTACTGATACTGAAGTTGCCGTACTGGTGCGTGGCCCCGCAATCATTGCTAAACAGGCGCTTGTGTTCGATGTAGCACATGACGCCGGTCAGATTGAAACTGCTGTAGCTGAGATTGAATCTCTCGGTGTTGTAGTTCGCGAACAAGTCTAATTCAGAATAACTAGGAGATACAACAATGGCAGTTACCCACGATCCTCGCGATTTTAACAAGCTGATTGATCTTACACAAGAGATTAACCAGATTGACCGTCAATACAAAATCTTTGACGACAGTCTTTTCGATATGCGGCCTACCACCCAGACCGCCATTCTTTTCGACATTAACGCCACCCAAACCACTCTTCTACCAGCTTCTGAGCGTGGTAGTCGTGGTTCTACCTATGGTAAAGATGATACTGTAGAGACTCGCGCTCTACCACTTGGTTACTTCAAACATAACGATGCGGTAACCCAAGAGGACATCTTGAGCGTCCGTATGCCCGGTACTGCTGACGGCATAACCACTGTAGATATGGCTGTTGCAGACAAACTGGCTAAAATGAATCGACAAGCCTCACAGACACTTGAATACCTAAAGCTAAAGGCGTTGGCTGAAGGCAAGTGTGTAAGTCCTGACGGAACCGTATGGGCGTCCATGTTTGACGAGTTCGGGATCACACGTAGCCAAGTAGCTCTTGACGTAGCAACTTCTACAACTGACCTACCAACCAAGCTGCGTGAAATCAAGCGTCTAGTACGGGCTAACCTGAAGAACGGTGGTTTCTTCAATGGCGTGGATATGTACCTAGCTCCAGACTTGTATGATGCATTTGTATCTCATTCTTCGATGTCTGAGGCTTACAAATATTTCAGCGCCACTGTCAACCCAATGCGTGATGACATCACCGATAGCTTCACCACAGGTGGTTTCCGCATCCACTCACTAGATGGTTCCTTCAAGCTGCCCACCGGTACAACAGAAGCACTCGTTGCAGACGGCACTGGCTTCATCGTACCTCGCGTAGAAGGTATCGCACGCGGATACTATGGGCCTTCTAGCCGCCTGTCTACCACTCACAATCCAAACGCTGTTGAGCAAATGTACGCATGGATGTGGGATGACGGTAAGGATCAGTCTGTAGAAATGTCTGTAGAAATGGCACCTCTGGTCTTCCCGACTGAAGTGGCATCCCTAATCAAGATCACTGCGTAAGCATTCTTGTCCAAAGCCTGTCTGGATTAAGTCTTGACAGGCTTTCAGCAAGTGTGTTTTAATACTCTTTTCTTTATAATTAGGAGGGAGTATGAGAAAAGACATGAGTAATGTTTTACAAGAAATCAATGAGGCTGGTTTAGAACTAGCACAAGATACACTACCCACAACGAGATTAGAGAAGTTTTATGTTGTTTGTAGGAACGGTCACAGACGCCTTATCCACATGAAGGACATTAGACGAGGAAGGTATTGTAGTGATTGCAGGTATGACAACTTGAGAAGGGATCACTGGGAAGTGTTCGATGTGTTACAGTCACACAATATCAGACTAAACGAATCATTCAGGGCAACGCGATTTAAACACTCGGTAGAGTGCGTAGAATGCGGGTACAAGTGGGAAAGCCGTATTGACAGTCTTCTATCTGGCGCACGCGGTTGCCCTTCTTGTGCAGTGCGAGGATTTAAACCTGATATCACTGGATATTTATATTACTTAAAGTTACGAGATGGTGATAACACCTATTACAAGATAGGGATAACTAACAAACCAAAACTCAGAGATCGTTTTTGTCCAGAGGATTATGCCAAAATAACCTGTCTGAGAATGCTCGAATTTAAGGAAGGGCGTAAAGCATTCGAACTAGAGCAGTATTATCTGAACCTGTTTAAAGAACACCGCTATCAAGGCCCACCAATCCTAAAATCTTCAGGCAACACAGAACTCTTTACTCACGACATTCTCGGACTAGACACTCTCAACCAAAAGCCTCTCTAACCAGAGGCTTCTCTACCCGGAGCCTCCCCACACCACGCGGAACAAATTCTTCCGGCGTAATATCCAGCAACGACACATCTCCGTCCACACCACCCCGCTGACATATTCTTTTAGGAGGCTAAATGGCTTTTACATTCAATCCAGATTTATCTGATCCCGTCTCTCAAGTAAGATTCCTTATCCAAGATGTGACGGAGGCTGCTCCGTATTTCCAAGACGAAACAATCTCAGCCCTACTCTTGACCAATAACAACCGCGTCCTAGATGCAGCTAAAGGTTTGGCTCAGGCACTCTGGACACAATATCTACACAAAGCTGATGTAGCTGAAGTGGATGATGTTCGTATTGAATATCGCGACAAGGCTAATCAGTTCAAGATGCTCTACGAAGAGCTGTCCAAGCAAGCAACCATTGCTAGATCATCTGGCGTACTGCCTATCTTCTTTGGCGGTATTGACCGAGCACAGTTTGATAATACACGTAATAATAGCACCACTGTCAAACCATCATTCACAAAAGGTGGTATACAATTCGATAAGCAATTCCCTGAGCTATATCCAGTAGACGAAGAACGCTACTGGCCTAGATAATCGGCTGGCCTATGTAATCGGAGGGAATATGTTTAGAGAGAATATCAAGCGTGAAATAGCAAATGCTTGGATAAGAGAGTTTGGATCAAACCTTACCTCAGTACATTATCAACGAGCTGCTACGGATGGGACATTTGATCCGGTAACTGAGTCATATACAGGCGGTACAAATGGTATTGACCAGACAGTGAATGGAATGTTCCGTAAAATTAAATCCAGCCTTGTTGATAAGCTAAATCTTACATTAGATGATCGCAAGTTCACTATCCTGCAAGATGATCTGACATTCACTCCAGAAGAGAATGATGTATTAGACGGTGAGTGGCGTGTCGTTAAATATGACGAAGATAATGCCAGTGTCTTTTACAACATCTATGTGAGGCGTGTATGAATGGTTGGGATGATCTTGAGGAATGGGTAGAAGAAGCTGCTGAGACTCTTGTTAAGAAGGCTAAGACTGAAGCTGGTGAGATCTTCCTGAAGCAAGTTACTACACCATACGACGCAGGTAATACTCCTGTCCTCTCCGGTAATCTTCTTGCTAATACTGAAGTAGGTATTAACCGTGCTCCTGATGGACAGAATAGTTCTGAAGATGAGTTCGGACGAGAGACCTACTTTGACGGTAGAACCAAACTAGAGTTTGCTGATGCTTGGGACAAGATTTATATCGTCAACGCAACTGAGTATAACATCCAAGCTGAATTCACTGGTTGGAAAACTAAAAAATTTGGTACTACACCACCTTATCGTTATTGGCAAACATCTTACAACAACATGCTGGAGGCTATAAATAAATGAATCTACAGCCTTCTGAAATACGTTCCAATATCATTCAACACATATCTGCAAACTATACAGAGACTCCTGTTGAATATCCGCCAAACCCTTTTAAAGAAAACAAAATAACCGAATGGGTGAGTGTCCATATTGATATGGGTGAAGGCTATACAGTGATGAAGGGGCAAGGCACTACAACAAGACATCTTGGCCTAATTCATTTTGCTGTAAATGTTAAAAGGATTCAATCTGATCCAAGATCACTTGGTACAAGACGTGTCTATGAAATTGCAGATGCTGTGCTTGCTGCAATGGAACGTAAGCGACTAAACGGATCTGCTGTTGTAACTAGAGCAGGACGTGTTGACACATCCGAACTAACAGATAAAACAGGCGAGATTTCTTTTGCCTTGGTTACAATTCCATTCTTTGTAACGTAAAGCATCCTTTGTCCATTTGGACAGATGATCCTCCCTGTAGGTAACAGGAAACAATATATTGTTTAAACTTTAAATCTTCTAGGAGAACACTACATGAGTTCATCTAACCTTGTTTCGGTAAAGTACGTACCGGAAGTTACATACGATACAGTTCCAGCCAACTCCCCTGATTGGAAATATACACGTTTCACTGGTGAGTCACTGTCTGCCACTGCTGATACAACCACCTCTAGTGAAATCCGCCGTGACCGTTCTATCAGTGATATGCCTCTGGTGTCTATCACCACTGGTGGATCTCTTGATATTGAATTCTCTGCTGATACTTTCGATGACTTTATTGAAGCAGCGCTAGCCTCTACTTGGCAAGCAGATACTCCAGCGATAGGTAGCCAACAGCTCAAGCTAGGTACTGCCGAGTCTTCTTTCTCCGTAGAGAAGCACTTTGAGGACATTAACAAGTTCGTCCTCTACTCCGGTATGCGTGTCGGAACCTTCAACCTATCTATGGCTTATGGTTCTATCCTGACAGGCTCTATCGGCTTCGCTGGTGCCTCCGCATCCACTCCTGCTACCTCTGCTGTAGGTACAGGTTCTGTAGCCTCTGCTACCACTACAGAGGTTCTGAACAGTACTTCTGACTTCGGTACTATTGAGATTGGTGGTGTTGCTACTACTATCTGCCTGTCCTCTATGGACATCAGAATTGATAACTCTCTACGTGCAATTGGTTGTATCGGTAGTGCTACTGCTAAAGATCAGAAGCTAGGTACTGCTAACATCACTGGTACTATTGATATTTATCTGGATGCGTCTTCTTTCGCATATTACGAAGCAGCTCTGAACAATACATCTACTTCCCTGAAGTACACTGTAACTGATGGCACAGATACTTACGAGTTCTTCCTGCCTAAGATTAAGTTCTCTGCTGATTCACCCGCTGCGTCAAGTCTCGATAGCGACACAATGGTATCTCTGTCTTATACAGCTATGTATGACGAAACTGCACAATCTTCTATTGTCATTACAAAAACCACTGTATAACACTTGACAATAGACATGCAAGTTTGATACTTTAGGGACTTGGGCGGATATTCCGCCTGAGTCACTCTATAAAGAGTTGGCTGGCTGGCGTAGTAGCCCGTTATGCGCTGGCTGGTCATTTTAACGGGTAAACGGGTAATGAGGTAATATAACATGGCTTTTAACATTTATTCTGTAGACGAAGCAAAGCAATCCGAAGGTACTTGGGTAGAGTTTGAAGGTAGTGAGTTCTGCATCGCGTATGCAAACAACCCAACCTTCCTGAAAGAAAAGAAGCGTCTGGAACGTCCATTTAAGCGCCAAATCGAACGCGGTACAATGAACGAAGAAGATCAACGCCGCATTACTTGTGAAGCACTTGCTACTGGTGTTCTTGTTGATTGGAAGAATGTGACAGACGGTAAGAAAGAAATCCCCTACTCTAAAGAAATTGCTGCTGAAGCTCTTCGTCTAAACCCTGATCTGCTGGGATTCGTTGTAGAAGTGGCTGCTGACATTGCCAACTACAAGAAGGAGGACGTAGAAGCGACCGCCAGCAAAAGCTAAAGACTCCCTCCTCTGGCACTTAGAATGGAGTGATAAAGAGGAAATGTTGTGGGCTAGATATGAGCAGACAGGTGATCTGCCTAGTCCACTCCTAAACCGTCCAAGTGTGACACCCGAAATAGCTTGGTACTTGGACGCATTCTTTATGCTCAACAGTAGCCGCCAAGTTGGTATGGCAGCAGGAAGAATACCTTTGTCTGAAATAACTAATTACGCATTAGTGTTTGGTACAATAGGAGACGATCTAAAAGATTTCTGCTCAATCATTACCAGCTTAGATGCTGCCTATTTGGAATGGGTTGACAAGAAAAAACCGAAGCAAGATCCTAAGAAGGGAGTGGCTAGACGATAGAATATCTTTGACGGATATTTAAACGTAGGCTGCTCCCTTTTTCTTTATATACACAAAAGGAAGAGAAATGGCTGACCAGAAAAGATTAGAGCTAGTGCTCGACCCTTCCAAAGCACAGTCGGGGGCTAAACTAGCTGTTCAGGCTGTTAAGTCTGTCGGTAGACAAACTGATATTACAGCTAACAAAGTAGGAAATATTAGCAGGGCTTTTGATCAAGTATTGGCTAAATTGAATGCTGTCAATTCTAAGAGTCCAGACAAAGTTTTTCAGAAGCTGAATTCAACTGTATCTGTTACAGGCAATCTGAGTAAGGAACTTTCATCTAGGCTCGATAAGATCGTAGATGTCTTACAGAACCTTAACAAATGTGTTAAAGACACCGAGACATCTATGACTCGCTACGAGAAGGTCTTGCAGAATGCTCGTACTAAGACAGATATGCTTAACACTGAAATCGGTAAGCAGATTGTACTTGAGCGAGATAAGCATAAGGAAATCACTAAAGGCATTCTTGAGCAGAAGAAAGCTAATGCTGCTTTGACAGAAGCCGAACAAGCACAGAAGCGCCTAAAAGACGCTTACCAGAAATCCCTGACAGAGTATCGTGAACTGAATGATGCTACACGTAAATCTACGATATTCCTACAAGAATCCACTAAGCAACAAGAGATGTACCAACGTGCTCTTGTTGATTCTCTGACCACAACACAACGATCTAAACTTGCTCAACAAGAGTATTCAAATCAGCTTAAAGACGTTGTGGCTAAACTGGCTCAGTATAAGAATGGTATTGCTCAAAAGACTGCCGAAGAACAGGCTGCTCTAACTGTTCAAGAACGTCTTGCTCGTACTCAAGCTGAACTCAAGCAAAGCTACACTGCTGAATATCAGGAGATGCTCAAAGCTACACAGCAGCTAAAAGAACGTAAGCGTGAACTTCTGGGGTTAGACACTGTTACAAAAGACGCTACTAAATCAATGTCTGCGTCTGAACGTGCGGCCAAGAAACTTGCTGAATCACTTTCATTTTGGGAACAGCGTACCAAGGACTTACAATCGGCTGAGTATAAGCGGTTGGTAACTCTGCGTGAATCAGCTCGTCAGACAGAAGCGTATGAGAAGTCTCTTGTAGATGCACTCACCCCTGCTCAGAAGATGGCTAAGGCTGAGAATGAACTACGTAAGGAATTAGAGCATGGGCGTATTCAGCTTAAATTGTTCGATAAAGGTCTTGCCCAAGCTAATATCGAGCAACAGGAATCTATCTCAATCAAGAGGCAATTAGCACAGTCCCAAGCCCGTTTGAACAATGCTTACAGCAAAGAGTATGAACAGCTTGTTCGTAACAATGCTATGATTCGTAAGCGTAAACGTGAGCTGGAAGAGTTGCACGGGTTCCATCAGCGTATGTCAAAGACCAACTTCAGCTCTGGTGCGACGATGGCAGGGTCGTTGTTGGGTGCAGCTAGTGGTACATTTGTTGCGGCGGAGTTGATTCGCGTAGCTGATGCTTATACCAACATTCAGAACAGATTGGCGGTAGTGACAGACGGTACAATGAACCTTGCTGATGCCACCAGAGGACTCCTTGACGTATCCATCCGTTCACGTACATCCCTAGACACTACCATGGACGTGTACGCTAAAATGATACGTGTTACAAAGGATATGACCTTTGCTAACGAGGATCTGTTACGTATTACTGAAACCGTGTCTAAAGCTGTTGCAATGTCTGGTGCATCTGCTCAAGGTGCTGAGGGCGCACTGCTCCAGTTCTCGCAAGCACTGTCTGGTGATTTCAAAGCCGCTGCACAAGAACTTAATAGTATTATTGAACAGACTCCTGCTGTTGCACAGTTGATGGCAGATGCACTGAATAGTGTTCAGCCTGAGTTGAATGCAAGTATTGGTAATTTAAAGCGTTTAGCAACAGAAGGCCAGATCAGTACAGAAGTCCTATTGCGGGGTATACTCAATGTCTCATCTGCAATAGATAATCAGTTTGCAAACGCTACTGGAACTGTTTCTCAGAGTCTAACTGCACTAAAAAGTGCCTTCACTGTAGCATTCGGTGAGGTAGACAAAGCCTACGGCGGAACAAAATCGCTTGCATCTGAGATTACAAACCTTGCTAAAACATTGGGAGATTTGAAGGCAGAGGTCACAGGTGCCGCAGCGGGTGTTGCAGCCTTTGCCGGATCAACTGCACTACTTGCGCTGATAAGTGTACTATCGGTGGCAGCAGCTACCGTGTTGGCTCTGGCGGCTGGTGTAGGGTTGGTTGTGAATGAGTATGTTAAGGCTGACGTACAGCAAAAGTTGCTAATAAAATCTACAGAAGACCAGTTAGAAAAAAATAAAGAACTGGAACGCACTTATCAAGACCTTGTTGTGGCAATAGGAGGGTATACACAAGCGAAAGCCTATGATGCAGCTGTCGAGGCTGAAACGGAAGTTGCCAAACTGACTTCAGATCTTGCTGGATACATCGAACAGTTAGATAAACTGAAAGACAGAGAAGATTTCATCAAGAATGAGACTTGGTTGGTATTTACTTCAGGTAAATTAGAAAATACTAGGGATCAGATAACAGCTACACAAGATAGGATTGACTCTCTAACTTCCGCTATTGACAAAAATCAGGCGATACTCAAACTCTACAAAGGTGTTCTGTCTGATGTCCCTAATTTATCTGACATCTTTGCAGAAGGTCAGACTGAGGCTCTGACTGCAATTAAAAACATAGAGTCTGGTCTGAGAAAGCAGGCAATGGCTGGTCAGTTCTCATCCGAGCAACTTATTAAAAATAGGTATTGGATGGAGGCGTTGAATAAAGTTCAATCATTAGGTATCCCACTGACAGATGAGCTCGTGCTAAAAATGGGTGAACAGTCTGAGAATCTAGCACGTATTGTTGGTCAGTATAAGTCTTTTGATGCACAACTGGTCGCTCTAAAGTCAAGCATGTATGCTGAGA